TTCAGCCGGCTCACAGGATTTTAGAGACGGTTATTCAACCAAGACTTATAAGCCTGCCTATGTAGCTCCATTTAGAGTATCTACAGCTGAGGATGCACTAAAGCGTTCAGCTGGTGAAGCTATTTACTCTTCTAAGAGCCCTAATCAGCGTGCAGCCGAAATCTTAGCTAAAGATCTTTATGAGCTGGACAAGGAAATCACACGTCGTGAAGAGGTTATGTGTGCTCAGGCCTTAACCACCGGTAAAATCATTATCAAGGGTAAGGATGTTGATGATCAGCTTGATTTCTGGGACGGTTTAACTACCAAGCCTTATGTTGATTTAACAGCAACAAAGGCATGGAATGCAAGCGGAGCCGATCCAATTACCGATCTTCGTAAGATTGTCCGCAACATCACTCAGTTGTCCGGCTTAACTCCTGTAGAGGTAATCGCTGGCTCTAAGGCTGTTGATGCTTTAATCAACGCTTTAAAGGGTGATACAACCGCTTTCAACTCCCGTCGTATCGACTTAGGTCAGATCAATCCTTCAACTTTAGCAGATGGTGTGGGCTTTATTGGTACTCTGCGTTTACCACAGCTGGACATCTATACATATGACGAGTGGTACTACGACGATGCTACCGGTAAGGATGTGCCTTTAATTCCTGAAGATTCAATTCTGATTGCTTGTCGTGGTGTTAATACCACCAGAGCATACGGCCTTGTTGACATTATCAACGTTCAGCAGAATGAACATCAGTGGGTTGTAGGTGACCGTGTTCCAAATTCATGGTTACAGGCAACCGGAGAGAATGCTGGCCGAATCGTACAGATTAAGTCAGCACCTCTGATGATTGTTAATGAGCCTTTAGGCTTCTGGACCGTAAAGGTTGTGTCTTAGTCGTAACTCACTGTGTTGTAACTCACGGTTAAACACAGTGACACTAAGACTATTAGATTTAGGTATAAAAAAATGAACATCAGATTAAAAAAGAACATTCTTACTGATGATGGAGTTAAGTTTGAGAGCGAGATTATCGAATTGAACGATGAACTTGCCCAAAAACTTGTTAAAGCCGGACAGGCTGAAACTGTTGATAAACAAATCACTGAAAGTGATGAACCTTCAGTAGAAGAACTTATCGACAAAATCCCAACATCAAGAAAAACAGGTAGAAAGTAATGTCTTTTAAAGATGCAATAGCTAATGACATAGACAAGACATTTTTCAATGTTGATGAGTTTTCTGACGTACACAAGTATGAAGGCCAATCAATAAAGTGTCTTGTAGATGATGATCGTTTAGATACAGCTTCAGGAAGCTTTGCCAATGGAGGTGTATTTGAGCATCTAACTGAGCTGTATGTATCTGAAGAAGCTATTGGTGCGCCTGTAAAGGGGCAAAGCGTAACTCTTGATGGGGTGAAGTATGTAGTTCGCTCGGTGTCGATTGAATATGGTGTCATACGTATAGTTTTAGCAGATGAAGAACAATGAGTGATCTTAAACTTACAATTTCTAAAAATCCCTTTAAGGATCTAGAAAAAGTAACTAAAAAAGCAAAATCAAGGGCTCTATCAAGGGCCCTTCCTTTTGCCAAAAAGAAAATCACTCAAGTTATCAAAGACAACTACACGGTACAGACATCGGCTGTCAAGGAAGCTATGTCAGTACACAAAGAGGATGATAGTGCTCAAATCATTATCATATGTCCTCCTCTTGGTATTGATAAGTTCTCCTATAAGCCTAAATACGACACTACAGGCGCAACGCAACGACCTGTCAGGGTATCAGTCAAAAGAAATGTTCAACGTACTGTAGGTAACGGTTTTGTATGGCAGGGACACGTTTTTAGACGTGTTGGCGATGCAAGACGACCTGTAGAAAAAGTTACAGGACCTGCAGTTCCTCAGTTAATCGAAGATCCTCAAATCTTAGATGAAATATCTGAAGAAACACAGGATTACTTCGAGGAACGTCTTCAACATGAACTTGATTATGAGTTAAGTAAGAATGGTAATAAATAATCTAGTAGATGCTGTAGCAAAATTTTGCGAGAGCACTTTAGCAAATCTTATGCAACCTGCTCCTGACAAGGTTACAGAGATACGACCAGGCTCTTTAAACAGAACTGAACTTATTTCTGAGAAAACAGAGAAAAGTGAGGCTTCTTACAAGCGCATTTCCATTTTTAAAGGCTGTCTTCCACCTAAAAGGCAGAGTGAAAACGATGATTATCCTTTTGTTTTGGTTGTTCCTTCTGCAGGAACAGTAGACAGAGAGTTTGCGCATGCCACTGTAAACATATATTGCGGATCTTGGCATGACGGCAATGAAGGTTATGCCGAGGTTTTAAACATTGTTCAGCGCCTTCTGATAGCTCTATCTGAAATCGAAAGCAGTTTAGATAAGCGTTACATTCCTGAATCCGATGTTAAGTGGATCTTTCCAGATGCATCTGCCCAAGCAGGTGCTCCAAAAATGTGGCAGGCAATGATCACTACTAATTGGAAATATCACACACCTTCAAACAATCTTCCTATTAAAGATGAATATTTCAAGGAGAAACAATATGAGTAAGCAAATTAAACAGCAAAGTGATGCTGTTGATACCTCTACTCAGGTCAGAGTTCAATCTGAATCAAAATCACAGCTTAAATTCCCAAGAATTTATACAGGACCTAACCTAACTAAAGTAGGACTGAGATATGGTCAAGTGTACTCAGGGCCTGACTATCCTGTTTTTGTTAAAGATTTAATGGCTAAAGCACCAACTTTAGCTTCAATGATCTTCCCTGTAAACGACATCAAAACTATCCCTGATGCCGTAGTTAAAACTTTTCTTTCTCAAATTAAATGAGGTTAACACATGGCATATGTACATGGCGTCAGGACAAGTGAAGTAGCTACTTCATTACTTCCTGCAGCAGAGGTTGACTCTGCAATTACTATTGTGATTGGTACAGCTCCAATCAATCAGGTAGACGAGACTAACGTTAATAAACCTGTTCTCTGCTATTCTTATGCAGAAGCAGTTAAGGCTTTTGGTTTTCAGAAAGCAACTTTAAAAGATACAGGCTTTAAGAACTATGACTTCACCTTATCAGAGGCGATGTATGCATTCTTCCAGCTATACAATGTAGCTCCTGTTGTTTTTGTAAACGTCTTAGATCCTAAGAAGCACAAAGAAACAGCAAAGACAACTTCTTTAACTATTGATAAAAAGACTGGCTCAGCTACCATTAAAGAAGCTGGCATTCTATTATCATCATTAGTGCTTCGTAAAGATGGATCTGAACCTTACGTTTTAGGCGTCGACTATGTAACAGAGTTCGATGATGATGGTTATGTTGTTGTTACTTCATTAACAGATACTTCTACAACTGATTTTAAGTTAGCAACTGATGCTGACATTGTAGTAGCAGCTGAAGTATTAGATCCTACTAAGGTAACTTCTGACGATATCATTGGTGGTGTAAACGCTGATGGTGTTAAGTCAGGTTTAGAACTTGTTGAAGATGTATTCCCTAAGTTTAGAGTTGCCCCTTCAATTATCGCTTGTCCTCGTTACTCAGGAGATGCGGGAGTTGCTGCGGTTATGTCAGCAAAGGCAGATGGATTTAATGACATCTTTAAAGCAATTGCTTTAATCGATGTTCCTTCTACTGTAAAAAATTACACTGATGTTGCAACATTTAAAAACAGCAATAATCTGACTTCTACAAATGAGGTTGTATTATGGCCTTGCTTGAATATGTCAGGCACAATCTACAACTTCTCATCTCAGTTTGCTGCTCTTTTAGCTGAAGTTGACAACGACAATGGCGGTATTCCATACGTATCACCTTCAAATAAGAATATTCAGTGCACTGGCTTATGTTTAGCTGACGGTACTGAAGTTATTGTAGATAACACTCGTGGTGCTTATCTGAATGGAAACGGTATTGTTACTGCAAACAATATGTTCTCAGGCTGGGTAGCATGGGGCAATCGTACTGGCGCATATCCTGGCAATACTGACGTTAAGGATGTGTTTATTCCTGTACGCAGAATGTTTAACTTTATCTCTATTCAGTTAGCAAAGACCTTCTGGCAGAGAATTGACTTTCCATTAAACCGCAGACAGATTGATACTGTATTAGATAGTGCAAATATCCTGTTAAACGGCTATACAAGCAAGGGCTATATCTTAGGTGGTCGTGTAGAGTTCTTAGAATCTGAGAACCCAACTACTGATTTAATGGATGGTAAGGCTGTATTCCACGTCTATATCACTCCTCCTTCACCTAACCGTGAGATTGATTTCGTACTTGAGTACGATCCTTCCTACTTACAGACATTATTTGCTTAAGGAGTTTAATTTATGGCAGTAGATGTAAATACAAGCGAGCCAATTAGACTCGTTAATTTTAGAGCATATAACAGTTCAAACCAGTTGATTGGTACTACTGACTTAACTCTACCTAAAATTGAGTATATGTCAGATACAGTAAAAGGCTCTGGTATGGCAGGTGAAGTTGATTTACCTACCTTAGGTCATACAGGCTCAATTACAGTTACAATCAATTGGAGAGCTGCAACAGAGCAGGCAGCGGAGCTTGCCGAACAGAAAACTCATGAAATGGATTTTAGAGGCTCTGTTCAGTATTACGATTCATCATCAGGTGAATACAAGACTATTCCTGCAAGAGTTTCTTTAAGAACAACACCAAAGAGTTTTGAAATTGGCAAGTTTGAACCTTCAGCTACTATGGATGAGACTGAAGAATTTGAGGTTGTTTACTTAAAGTACACCTTAAATGGTGTAGACAAGATTGAAATTGATAAATTCAATTTTGTTTCCAAGATCAATGGTAAAGACTACCTGGAAGGTGTACGTGCCGACATAGGCATGTAGTGGTCGTAACTCGTCAGGCTGTTTTACAGCTTGACGACCTTTTAATTATAGCTGTTTAAAGGATATAAAATGAAACTAACATTTGATAAGCCATACGAGTTTGAAG